ATGTACCAGAATGGTATAAAAAGCTAGATTATAATTTAGAAAAAAAACAAATAAAAGGTTGTATACCTTTTTTAGACTCTTTGACCACAGGCTATGTTTTATCTTTACCTCAAGATATGATTATAGAACACAACATTAAACATCCCGATACAGGAAAACAAGACTCTTTTTATAGGAATGCTTTTGAAGATTTAGGAAATTTTTTAAGACACAATAATATAAATGTTAATACGCAAAGTGAAATACATACAATAGAACAACTCGGTGGTAAAGAAGGCAAGTGTCCATTTATTAAAAAAAATAAAGAGTTACCTATTTATAAAATTTTAAATCCTTGGATCATTAGAACACCCCCAGGTTATTCATGTTTATTTGTTCCAATTTTAAATAATGGTGATGACAGATTTACACCTGTGGCAGGTATTGTTGATACTGATACTTATGAAAATTATATTAATTTTCCAATAATAATTAATGGAGATAAATACCCCACATTAATGACCACTTTTAAAGCAGGAACACCTTACGTACAGGTTATACCTTTTAAAAGAGACAATTGGAAAATGGAAATTCACAAATTAGAAAAAGATGAAAGATGGAACCGTTTAGGTATTGTTCGTAAATTTTTACATAATTATAAAACAAGATATTGGAATAAAAAATCATGGAAATAAAACAATACATATCAGTATATAAAAATATTTTTGAAGAAAATAAACTAAAGGATATGTTTGAAGTTTGGAAGACATTTGATTATGAAGATGCAGGTTTAGTTCAAGGTAATGAAATAAAAAACAATAAACAAATAAGAAATACTTCAACGGTTGTTCTGCATGACAATCATACATCAAAAACACTACAACATTATTCAAACTTATTTCATAAAATTTTTAAAGACCAATTTGTAAGATATTTAAAATCATATCTATATCCTGAAAAAGTTGTTGAGCATATGTACCCTCCAGAAATATTAAGATATACAGAAGGTGGACATTATACTTGGCATACAGACTCTTGTTTTAAATTAAATAGAGCTCTAAGTGCAATTTATTTTATAAATGAAGATTATGAAGGAGGTGAAATACAATTTTGTTTTCCTTCGTCTGATGAGTCTTTAAATATTAAACCTTCAGCAAACTCCATGATTGTATGGCCATCTAATTTTATGTTTCCACATAGGGTGACTAAAGTAACAAAAGGTGTAAGGTATTCAGTGGTATGTTGGGCAGTATAAGAGAATTTAAATATAAAAAGGTTTCTAATTTTTGTACACCTGAAGAAACTAAAGTATTGTGCGAGGTAATCGAAAATTTTCATAAAAAAAATGTGACTGAATTTGATTTATTACAATCAAATATTTATGATACAAAATGTTACGGAGATAAAAGGTTTGACACTTTATTAGATCTTAAAACAAAAAGAATGGAAGAAGAAACAGGTCTAAAATTATATCCTACTTATACTTTTTTTCGTATGTATACAAAATTTGCAAAATTAACTAAACACACAGATAGACCTAGCTGTGAAATATCAGCAACTCTTTGTTTAGGATCTGACGGAACAAAATGGCCAATATATATGGATGGTACACCAATAGATTTAAATCCAGGTGATGCTGCTATATATCTAGGTAAAGAAATACCACATTGGAGAGAAAGATTTGAAGGTGATTGGCAAGCACAATGTTTTTTACATTATGTAGATGCTAATGGACAATACAAAGATTATAAGTATGATAAAAGAAACAATTTAGGAGAAGACAAATGAGAATTATACAAGAAAAAGAAGGTGGTGATTGTTTTATTGAATTTAATCAAAACGAAATTGATATAATAAATAAAAATAAATCACTTAGATTGACTGCTGAAAGTATGAAACATTTTAGTAATAAATTAGTAGCAATTGCTGTTGGTTTAAATCAACATTTTGATGAAAGAACAAAAAATCTTATTACTGAACAAGATCAAAAAATTGAAGGTAAGTAAGTCTTTATACACCTAAATCTATGTAGTATAATGGCCATATGCCATTAACAAATGTAGTAATACAACCAGGATTTAATAAACAAGTAACAGAAACAGGCGCAGAAGGTCAATGGACTGATGGCGATTTTGTTAGGTTTAGATATGGTCTCCCAGAAAAAATAGGTGGATGGGAACAGATTACGGGATCTACTTTAGTAGGTGCAGTAAGAGAGCAATTAGTTTATGCAGATTTAGATGGTAGAAGATATGTAGCTTTGGGTACAAATAAATTATTAGTAATTTATTATGAGGGTGCCTTCTACGATATAACACCATTAGATACTGCAATTACAGGAGCAACATTTACAACTGTTAACACTTCTACAACAGTAACCGTCAATAAAATATCTCACGGTTTAGTAGCAGGGGATTTATTTACATTTACCTCAGTGACTCCACCTGTAGGTGCGGGTTATGTTGCGTCTGATTTTGAGACAAATACATTTCAAGTAGTAACAGCTGCAGTAGATAGTTTTACTATTACAATGGCGTCCGCAGCAGGAACTTCTGTATCCACAAGTGGAGCTGCAACAATTAACCCTTACGTAAAGGTAGGACCACTCAATCAATCTGCGGGATATGGCTGGGGAACAGCAGGATATGGAGGAGCTTCAGGAATACTCTCTACATTAAATGGTGCTTTATTAGATGACTCAAACGGTACAGGAGGATCTGGTACTTCAATCACGCTACACTCCGTTACAGGATTTCCAACTTCAGGAACAATTAAAGTTGGATCAGAATTTATTAGTTACACAGGCATATCATCAAATGATTTAACAGGAATTACAAGGGATGTAGCAGGCACAAGATCCGCTCATGCAGATGGTTCATCAGTTGAAGTTTTTACTGGGTGGGGTTCTGCATCACTTTCATCATCAGTTATTTTAGATCCTGCATCGTGGTCTCTAGACCATTTTGGTCAAAAATTAATAGCTACAATTAAAAACGGAAAAACATTTGAATGGGATCCAATAGCATCTGTTGCAAACGCCTTAACTACACGTGCCACGGTTGTAAGTAACGCTCCAACAAAATCTGTAATGAGCATTGTTTCAGAAAGAGATAGACATTTAATAATTTTAGGAACAGAAACTACAATTGGGTCTTCTACAACACAAGATAAAATGTTTATAAGATTTTCAGATCAAGAGAACATCTCTGATTATTCTCCAACTTCAACAAATACTGCAGGTACATTTAGAATTGACTCAGGTGTAAAAATAATTGGTGCTGCAAAAGCAAAAGATTATATTTTAATTTTAACTGATACTTCTGCTTACGTTATGCAATTTGTTGGTCCTCCTTTTACTTTTTCAATTCGACAAGTTGGAAGTAATTGTGGATTAATAGGGCAACATGCTATTCAATATATTAATGGTAGAGTTTGGTGGATGGGACAAGCAGGTGGTTTTTTTGTTTATGATGGAACAGTAAAATCTGTGCCTTGTTTGGTTGAGGATTTTGTATTTACAAATAAAGGCGATAATTTAGGTATAAATTATTCTGCAGGTGAACAAGTTTATGCAGGTTTAAATCATTTGTATGAAGAGATAAGTTGGTTTTATCCTAAAAATGGTTCTTCAATTATTGATAGAGTAGTCACGTATAATTATTCTGAAAATACTTGGACTACGGGCTCCCTTGCTAGAACTTCATGGTATGATGCTACTTTATATGACAAACCATATGCAACAGAATATAATTCAACCGGTACACCTACATTTCCTACAGTACAAGGAGTTACAAATATTAATGGTTCAACAACTTATTATGCACACGAAACAGGAGATAATGAAGTAGACTCTACTGGTGCAAAAACCGCAATACCTGCGTTTATTCAATCTGGAGATTTTGATATATCTGACGGAGAAAGATTTATTAGTATGAGAAGATTTATTCCTGACTTTAAATTATTAAACGGGAATGCTGAAATAACTATTAATCTTAGAAATTATTCTACAGACGCTGCATCTTCTTCTCCCCTAGGTCCTTTTACGGTTACAAGTTCTACTGACAAAGTTGATACTCGAGCTAGAGGAAGAGCAGCAAGTTTAAAAATAGCCAATACGTCTACTGATGAAAGTTGGAGATATGGC